TTACAAATGTTAATTCAAAAGAAAGTTTAAAATTATGTTAATAGACAAAGGCGTTAGCGCAGGCGAAGTAGTCACACTCAAACTCACATCAGGTGAAGAATTGGTGGCAAGACTCAATGAAGAAACTGCTACACATTACAAACTGTCAAAACCCATGGTAATTGCCATGGGTGCCAAGGGACCAGGGTTGATGCCATACCTGTTCACTGTGGCACCAGACAAAGATATCAACTTGAGTAAACTCACAGTAACTGTTGCGGTGGCCAGTGACAAATCATTTGCTGACCAATACATGCAAAGCACCACCAGTATACATTTGGGCTGATACGAGTTTTTGCTCCTATAAATACAATATGGGACATAGATTTGTAATCATGAGGCGCGATATAATTGAAGTATACGATTGCTATGACGATATCCCAGACGACCTGGACCATGTGATAGAATTTCTTCCGGAAATCCCTCCGGAGCCGCATACTCAACAGCAGCACAAAGAAATTGACGCCTGGCTGGGTCTGTTTAATAGACTTATGGAGAAAGCGTATGCGACCAGTAGCGAGATTGGGTGATCAAGGAGTTCCGCATTGCAGCGGATTTAGCATTGCTCAAGGCAGTGCCACAGTATTTGTCAATTCAAAACCTGCTGCTAGACTTGGCGATCTCAGTACGCCTCATTTGCGCCCAGGCAAGCCATGTCAGCCGCACGTGGCACCAATTTCAAGTGGAAGTTCTACAGTATTTGTCGGCGGCAAGCCGTTGGCAAGAGTTGGTGATGGCCTTGCTGGTTGTACGTTTGTAGCTAGTGGTAGTGCAACTGTGTTTGCAGGATAAACAATGACCATTGGTATTCTAACTCCTTTACAAATGATTGCTGGTGCTACACTGAGCAACAACGGTGGCATCAGAATTGCTAATACCTGGACCGCTGCTGTAACTTCTTACACTGGTACCACTTTGCTTACTCCTTTCTTTGCTGCAATAGCCAACTCAGGACCAGCTGGCATCACTGCCAACACATTGGCCAATATGGCATCGTTTTGCTCGTCCACAGTACCGGCACTGGCTGACAATACGCCTGCGGGTTATCTTGATCTGGGAATCAATGTGAATTCAGGATTCACCGGGGTAATCACTGAACAAGGCAACAGTTATCTTGGCAATGGCAACGTGACTGTGTTTGCACAGGTGTTTCCAGCAGCACAAGGCTATGTGAGTGCAACTAACAACTATATCAATGCCAGTATCAACAGTCAGACTTATCTAGGGTCAACTTTTACTACAATGAACAGTTTGATCACTGGGAATCTTAGTGATGTGAATTTGGCCATGCTGACATTTGGTGCTGATCTAGCTGCGCTGGGACAACTGATTGATCTTTCTGACCTTGGTAATTTTGGATCACCAGCTTCGTTGTTGAGACGATTGGCTTCATTGACCAATCTCACCCCTGGGGTAAGCAATGCATTGATTCAGGCAGGAATTGACCAAACTGATATCAACGACATTGCAAATCCAAATGTCACAGTCAGTGACAATTTGCAACGACTGGCATATCAGGGCATGTTGACTGTGACCGGCACAGAACTAGAACAGGTGCTGGCCGTGTTTGGAGTAAGCACACCAAATATCAATAACATGGCTGACTTGTTAAACCCAGTCAAGATATTCCCTAACAGCTATCCCAGTCTCACAGTGAGAACTTACAATCAAGAGACATCGACTGTGCTTCGCGCCATCTACGACAACAATCAAGGCGCTGTGAATTCAAAGTTGTTGATTTACTTGCCACGATATGTGTTGATCTTGGGCGGTAGTAATATGATCACATATCAAAGATTGAGTTTGATCATCCCACCAGATCAGGCATTGGCTTGCAAGGCCATGCAGGTGAGTTTGCAACAAATTAAAAATATCAACAACATGAGTTTGATACAGTTGGCGTTAGCATTTGCTAACATGGAGACCACTCGAAACCTTGATCTTATAAGTTCATTGACCACAGCAGTTCCGCCATCTGTGGCAGAATTCTATGCCAACACGTATGCAACCGGAACAGGTCCCAATGGGACATTGGTCATAACTGATTTGTTGGGTGCAGCAGTCGGGGTACCGTTCACTAGTGATCTTACCAATGTTACCACCACACTCAATAGCATGACATCAGATGGAATCCTGAACACATTAATTATCATCTACACTCGAATGCAAAATACCGTGGATGGGGTTTATAATACAGGTATAGACGACACAGTGGTCATCCCCCCGGGCCCAGGCGCAGGAACTTATACCAATCCTGATGCGGCACTGAATGCATTGATCACTGTGGCCGCTGCTGAAGTTGCTGGTATTGAAAGTTTGTATCCTACACAATCTTTGGTATTAAACAATAATTTTATTTCCATGGCTGCTAATCTCAATTTAGAGAATACTAATCTTTCTTTAGCCAGCATAGACGTGGCCAATTTAGATACAACCAGCCGCGGTCCAATTATGAGTTTGGTACAGAGTTTGCCTGATTATGGAGTCAATACAGAACAAGATGGACCTGCACAGTTTCTTGAAACCATTGCCAATCTCAGCACACAAGGTGGGCAAGCCATAGTGGCTTGTTTGAGAGAAGGTAAAAATATATTTGTTCTGGATGCTGCTGGGGCTGGACAAGACACAGTGATTCCTAGCACACCCAATTCAATTCCTCCTCAGGGAAACTTGATTCCGAGCACATATACCGAGGCAGAAGCAGCCAATTTAGTCGTAAAATAGCACTTACATTGCTATACTAGCTAAGTAAGAATGTGCCTTCGGGTACATAACAACAATTTTTTAAAAGGAAAACTTCATGAAGAAATATGCTTTACTATTGGCCCTGGCATTGGCCGCAGGTTTTGCTCAGGCACAAACCACCCCTCAAGTCAGCATCTATGGCAAAGTCCGTCAGTATCAAGAATCTTATACCTTGGGCACTGCTAGTGCATTGACACGATTGACCAATGATTCCAGTCGCCTGGGATTTAAGGCCACAACCAATGTTGGCAGCGGGATCACTGCTAGTGCAGTGGTTGAAACTGGAATTTTAATGGACGCACCAGGAGCTACCACACTGGGTGATCGCACTGCTCTGTTCAGTTTGGACAGCAAGTTTGGTTCCATTGGTCTAGGCCGCGACAAGCACAGTGTGACTCGTGTGTTGGATAACTTTGATGTGATGGAAAATGCGTATGGTACATCCGCAGCCACAATTCACAATGCACAAGGTAGCCGTTTGCAAAACGCAGTATTTGTTAGCACCCCAACTGTGGCTGGATTCAAAGGTAACTACGCAGTGTCCAACAGCGAAACAGCTGGTGTGGCCAATGCACATGCTGCCGGCATTGATTACGCAGTAGGTCCAGTATCTGTTACTGTGGCAAGTTACAGCAACCGTGTAAACAGCTCAAGCACCATCCTTGGTGCCAAATATACTGTGGCCAAAACAGGTACCACAGTGTTTGGCATGTACAGCGATGACAAAGTGTCTGGTGTTGGCAGCACAGGTAAGAGCGTGGGCGTTCGTCAAGCACTTAATTCACAAGTTGCATTGTTGGGCAGCTACGGTGAAACCAGCACTGGCGTAACTGCCAAGGCACTTGGTGTGGCGTACTCGATGAGCAAATCATTGACTCTGCATGGTCGTTGGGCTAACATTGATAATGTAACATCAGTGGCCGATATTAAACAATATGGTGTTGGCATAGAATACAATTTCTAATTGTGTCAACTTAATTTTGCAACAAATTGTTGTAAAATAACCACAAAAACCCTGCCCTGCGCAGGGTTTTTTGTTGTGAAAATCTCACAGAAATTTTGGTTGACCAGAATCGTTTAATCGGCTATAATATACACATAAACAGCAACAAGGAGTTGACATGCAAAAAGTACAGATGTTAGTAGGCGGGCGCCAAGCTCTAGTAGATGCTGACATGGTCAAGAAAATGACTAAGAAGCAAGAGTTGGTTGCTAACGCTATGCGTTTACAATCAGTCATGAACGCTGTACCCCGCGAAGCTGAACCCATTTTGCAGCAGCAACTCCAGGAAATCATGAGCAAGATTATCCGTCTCAACCGAAGCATCCGTCAAACTGTTCAATTCCTTTAAAATTTTGGTTGACCAGAATTGCAAGATCGGCTATAATTTAAACATGAAAATAGAACTCAACGAAATCTTGCAGTGGGCAGGCGCTGTCCTAATTATTGCAGGGCACAGTCTCAACGCTGTGGGCCCTGCGGCTTATCCTTACAACATCATTACATTCCTGCTGGGCACTGTGATGTTTTTTCTCTGGGCCTGGCGTGTGGGAAACAAGCCACAGATCACAGTTAACCTTGTGAGCATAGCCATTGGCATTTCGGGTATGATCCGAGCTTTTGGTTGACCAATTATTCCCAATTTGCTATAATATAGCATAGTTTAACAAAAAGGAGCCCGAATGAGTGTACTGTTTGACCTCCAAGGCCGCTACATGCGCGACATGACTGAATCAGACCGCCGTGAAATTCGCATGTATGGTACCACTGTGGACCAAATGCGTGAGTGTGTAGAACAAAGTCTGACCTATCGTTTTTCAGGCCCGGCAATGTATGCTATGAGCTTGATGAGCGATGCACAAGAAATGGTCTCTTATGGACCGTACGATTCAGACACACTGGCCAACGTTCTGGAAGATCAGCGCCAACTGCTGAACCGTGCTAAATGGGTTCTTTCAACCTACGTTATGGAAGGTCAATAATCATGGGTACTCGTAGTCGCGTTGGTGTCATGCACGGTGACAAGTGCAAAAGCATTTACATTCATTGGGATGGCTATCTCAGTGGGGTTGGCGCCACTCTGCTTGAACACTATGACAGTGCCAAGGCCAATCACCTGGTGGCCCTGGGAGATGTGTCGAGCCTGCGTCAAAACATCGAAATCCCTGATGGCGTTGAGCATTCGTTTGAGAGTCCTGCAGAAGGTATCACTACTTTTTACGGTCGCGATCGTAAGGAAAATGGTTGCGAGTTTTCAGTGGATCACACATTCGAAAACTTCATGACTCGTGTGAACAACAGCGGTGCCGAATATTACTACATCATACGAGATGGTGTGTGGTATGTGTATAATGTTGATGGTTTGGTAGCCGGCAATCTTGTGTGTTTGAGCAAAGCACTGGTCTCGGAAAAACTAGCAAACTAAAAAATAATACTAAAGTGTTAACTTTTTTACAACAGATTCTGGTTGACCAAAATTGCCCAATTTGCTATAATATACACATAGCAAAGCAAAACAGGAGCTGAACATGAAACAAGATCACACAGTGTACATCTACAAAACAGACCGTCGCACCAAAAGCGGTGAGCGTCTTGTCAGCACCACTGTTTGGCGCAACCGTGATGCAGCAGAAATGAAACGTGAAGTGCGTGAACTGCAATACGAACTGTGGCCCGTGAGCCGAGGTTATCGCATTGAGTTCTTTCCCACAATGAAGACTGTGAAGAACTTGATGACTGGCGCAGACGTCGAAATTGACCGTGACACTCCTTGGTCGTGCAATCCTGCTAGCGAATCTTACTGGAGCATGTGACATGATTTCACTTTTGCTTTATTTTGCTCTTGGTGCTGCCCTGTCCGCCAGCGGTGTCGGTGTGTTCGAAAAGCCTTGGCAATTCTTTCTAATCATGGCCATTGTTGTTGGCATTGACCACGCTCGTTGACGGATCAAAAAAGTAATACTTTTGTAGTACTATTTTTGATGTGGCAAAACGGTTGACCAAAATTGCCCAATTTGTTATAATATACACATAGCAAAGCAAAACAGGAGTTCTTATGTTCGCAAATCAAACTCGCAAGACTGTGCAACTGAATGCAGTACAACAAACGCAGGTTGAAGCACTGAGTTCTGTTCTGGATAAGCTGAGTAAAAACGATAGCAATTTTGCTTCAAGTTTGATCCAAAACTTTTATCGTTATGGTAGCTTGTCTCCTAAACAGCTGATCTGGATTGATACTTTGCAGCAACGTGCCACACAACCTGCACCTGTTGCGCAGATCCAAGTGAACTTTCAAAAGATTCAAGATCTGTTTGATGTGGCCGCCAAAAAGTTGCGCCGTGTCAAAGTTAAATTGCAAACTACACAAGGGCAGCCAATGGCATTCTCTCGTGCAGGTACCAACAGCAAATATGCAGGTCAGATCCTGATCACTGACGGCGGCCCGTTTGGCAACAACAAGTTCTTTGGCCGCGTGGATGTTACCGGCGAGTTCTTTGCTACCCGCAGTGCCACTCGGGAAGTGTGTGATCTGGTAAAAGAGTTTGCAGATGACCCATCTGCTACCGCAGGCCGCTATGGACGTCTCACTGGTGGTTGCAGTTTCTGCAATCATGGTCTGAAAGATGATCGTTCTGTGCAAGTTGGGTATGGTCCGGTATGTGCCCGCAACTTTGGTCTAGCCTGGGGTTGACCGGTATTGTGTTTTCGGTTATAATACATTTTTAATTTAACTCAGGAGTTTTTATGTCTTACACTTTCGCTGGTACTTCCGTTCTCAAAGGTGTTCTCAAAGTTCGTTTTGCTAACTCTGAGGCTCGTGCCAAACAGCTGGCCAAACTGGGAGATACTGATGTGAACATTGTTCCGCTGCCGTCTACTATGGACAAGGTCAGTGCGGTTGCACATCTTTTGGCCAGCGGCTTTGCTACCTCAGATGCAGTTCGTGAAGCACTACAAGCAGAAGTGGCTCCCAAAGCCAAACCTGCTCGTACTGTAAAGGTGCGTGTGACCAAAATGGCCAAGGTAGTGAAGAGTGCCAAAACTGCTCCTACTATGGATTCTATCCGTGTCAAAGCAGCCAAGGCTCGTGCCGCAGCCGCTCAAGTGGTAGTGACCGAAGCCGAAGTTGACAGCCTGATGATGGCTGTGTATGGCACCAAATAATCAATGATTATTTGCTAACATAGGAATTGTCATGGCAGGCTGGAATACAATTACACAAATTCGTAAGTTAGAAGAACGAGCGGATGGGCTTGGCATGCGGTTTACTGCTTACAAGCATGGTGACATGTATGGCGAGCATGTGGCATTAGTGCCAAAAGATAAAGACGCATTGCCTATCTACTGCCGTGATGCTATATTATTTGCTGGATCATTAGAACATGCCGACAGATTTATGCAAGGTGTGTTATGGGCACGAGAATACGACCGTATGACCATTGATCGGAACAATGACAAAAAGCGTGAACGCAAAGAGCAAGATGAGCGTAATCGTATTCTACTACGCACACTCAAAGATGGCAAAGTGCCAAACTTAGTCAAAACATAAGGAAAATATGGGATTAGATATGTATGCTTATGCAGCCACTCAACCAACTGCCAGCACCTACACCGTTAGTAGTCACCGTGAAATTGCATACTGGCACAAGCATCCTAATCTGCATGGTTGGATGCATCAGTTATGGGAACGCAAATGCCAACCTGGCTATCAAACAGGTGATAACTTTAATGGCACCGAACTAGAACTCACATGGAATGATCTTGAAGAACTTGAGCAGGATATCGTAAATAAACGGTTACCTGCTACTAGCGGATTCTTCTTTGGTAACAATAGTGACGACCATTACCAAGAGCAGGATCTTGCATTTGTTCGTAACGCCAAGGCCGAATTGTTTCTGGGACTAAAAGTGTTTTACAATAGCTCATGGTAAAGAAAGTATATTATGAAAAAATTGGACGGCGGTATCGGCCTGTGGCTGAGTATGATAGCGATCTTTTGGATAGTTTCCCTAAAGGTAATCACCTTGTCTGTGTATACCCCGGGGGTCAATCCCGTAGGTTTAACGTGGAACCTAATTATGCCGCATTGATTGCCGCAGGACGTGTGGCAGAAGATGCCATGACCAAAGCCATGCTCATGGCCAGTGAGCTTCGGCCACTACAAAAGCCAATAACACCAGGGCAACAACGAGCCTGGAAAAAGTTAGCAAAAGAGTTCGGAAATGAACTCTTTACTTTACAAGGACCTAGCGCACACGATGTTGCCGAGGCAGGAATT